ACGCAAAGAACTACGCAAAGTGGTCCGCTGCGCGTGAGTATTGTGAAGACAGGCAGATGAACTTTTTAATACTCACCGAAGACCACCTAGGAGTATAGAGCAATGGCACAAGGTTTCGCAGATATCCAGCGCAACACGGTCAATAAAGACCCTGGATATAAAACACTCTTTGAAAGAGTGACAGAAGCAACAGGCGGAGAGAAAAAATCCTTGTCATGGTATAGAAAAACAGTTGCAACTGAGGCACTAAAATACAAACAAAACTTCAGTAAATACAAACTGGAGAAAATGGTTGATGGTTCTTCTTCAGCAAAACAACAAGATTCCAATGAATTAAGAAAGTATGTTGTTGAAGGTCACCTTTACATGTTTGAATACAAAGCAAAGATGAAGTGGTTACCTTATTATGATACATTCCCTTTGGTTTATGTTGTTAAATCAAATAAGTCAGAATTCTGGGGAGCAAATCTCCATTACATATCACCTAAAAGAAGAATTCAAGTAGTAAAGAACTTGATGAAGGGAAGAATCGATATACCTAAGAGATGTTTTCATAAATATCTAGATAACCATGTTGGTGGTAGTGGATACTTTTTAGATCTTGCCATCAGTGAATGGGATACTGCTATCCTACTACCAACAGAAAACTTTATCAAAGATATAAACGGAATGAAATTTCCCCTAGATAAAAAAATCGTCTGGGATGAGACCGACGAAAATTACTACGATAAAATCAAAGGAACCAGAGCAATTGCTGGTTATGGATCTAAGCAATCTAGGGAGATGGTTAAGTAATGGCATACAGTTTAGCAGAACAGGACTCTCACTTAGGAGAGAGTGCTAGAGAAAAAACGCAGAGAGAAGCAAGAGAAAAACAACAAGCTGCAAAAAACGCTCAAGAAAACAAAGATGCTTCAGCGCCACAACCGCAAGCAGATACTGGTGCAGATCAAAAGACAAAAGCAAAAGGATCATTAAGATATCCAGACGATATCGGTACTGACGCGAGCTCGCATTATGCAATATTTGAATTTTATGATTACTCACCACCTTTTTCCAAAGAAACACTAGAAGCTGGAGCTGGAGCAAAAACTCTTGCTGGATACAACACATCAGCAAATGGTTTAAAGAAAGCAGCATATCCTCAAATCATATTATACATGCCAGAAGGTGTCGCTGCTGCATATGCTGCAGATTGGGACGGAAAAGCACTAGGAAATATTGCAACTGCTGGTTTAAAAGCTGCTGGCAGAGCAGCTGGAGGAGATTATGCAAAAATGATCAGCGAAATGACATCTGAGATGGGAAGACAGTTCAATACTTCTGGTAGCACCCTAGGATCACAATTAACATCAGCATTGGCAAAGAGAGTTACAGGAGATTCGATTGGTGTTCAAGATGTTTTTTCAAGTATTGGAGGAGCAATCCTAAATCCAAACGTAGAATTAATTTTTGGAGGTCATCAACTTAGAACCCTCCAACTAAATTTTAAAATGGTTCCTTACAACTTAACAGAAGCAAAAAACGTCCACGAAATTGTCCAGACCTTCAAAAAAGTTCTGCTTCCAAAGTTTAATGGCGGAACTAACATGAGTAATTTTTGGAAGGACACTGGAACAACTGGAGGGACTAAGAACGACAATAAAAACAACAATGGTTTTATTGGTAACCCAAACCTGTGTAAAATCACATTCATGCAAGGTCCAAGTAAAAACAAATACATCACACAATTTAAAACTTGTGCAATCACAGATTTTCAAGTGAACTATACTCCAGATGGTGTTGCTGCTTTTGGTCCTGATGGTTACCCAGTAGCGACACAAATTTCTCTGAGTTTCATGGAAACAAAACTAGTTTACGCAGAAGATGTCAATAGCGGATATTAAAGATGTATTTTTCTATTCTACCAGACATACAATATAACGAGAAACCATTATCATATCCATTCTCAGAATCTGAGTATGTGATAGCAAAGAATCTGTTTAAAAAATACAGAATCAATGCTGATGTATTCTCTTTTGCAGTAGTCTTTAAAAAGTATGTCCTCAAAGATGGGGAAACACCAGATGCTCTAGCGAATGAAGCATATGGAAATCCATTTTATGATTGGGTCATTCTACTCACAAATAATGTGGTCAACAGACAGTTCGATTGGCCAATGAGTAACTATGAACTGACAAAATATGCTGAGAGTCAATATGATGATCCATATGGAACCATCGCATACTATGAAACATATGACATCAAATCTGGTTACAAAGTTCCAAATGAATTTGGCACCATGGTTGATGCCATTGCACTAGAAGGTGGAATAAGAGTAGACCAAGAGTTCTACAACAAAGATTTTAAATATTACAATGGTACTGGATACACAGTAGTTCCTGGTAATACTGTATGCAGACCAGTAACAATTCTGGAAGATCTAACCAGAAAGAATGAAAGTAAGCGTGAGATTTACCTTCTAAAACCAGCATACTTCAGACAATTTGTTGATGACTTCAAGAAGCAGAGTCTTTATAAGAAAGGATCTGATAGTTACATCAATAATAAACTAAAGAAAGCAGGAATCTGACGCGACTTTTTGACAAAAAAATTGGCGGGAAAATTTTTTCCCCGCCAATGAAATCGTTAATCGAATTTTGAAATTATCCTCTCACACTTTTCAATGTTTTGTTTGCAGAAGTTAGTAACATAACTTTCAACATCTTTGTCCATAGTATAGTGAGCGTGGAGGTGAAGTCCCTGAATTAGAATCAGGAACCCCACGACCAACAGGTTGAAGTGAGTGACAGGAGAAGATAGAATCTTCTTGAACATCAGTCTTCTTCAGCAAGGCGAGCGAAGTAACTGAGGGCATCGTCATCATCAACGACTGCCTCTTCCTTCACAGGAGAGGGAGCAGCAGAGACGCGACTGCGGAACGACGAAGGTTCAGGAGCAGCAACAGGTTCATACTCTTCATCATCAACGCTAGGAACAGCAGTGCGCTGGGTGATGCCAAGCACAAGGTTCAAGCGACGCTCAAGATCTTCATAGGACTTGAACTGATCCTTGTTAGTGAACGCTTCAAGGGAGTATTCTTGCTTCCAAATACCCTCAAGTTCATCATCATCTGCACTCAGAGCAGACACGCTATCGAACTCGGAACTATCGTAGTTCCAGTAACCAGCAACCTTCTTGATCTTCAGTTTGAAGTTAGCACCTTCCCAAAGATCAAAGACATTCACGGGGTCTTCATCTTGGAACTCAGGTTGCATGGCAGCAAGGATCTTGTCATGGATCTTCTTGCCATACTTGTAGAGGAACACGCGACCCTCGTTCTCAGGGTTCTTAGGATCTTTTACGACAAGGATATTGCTGTAATACTGGAGCTTGCGCTTCTGCTTACGTGCAGTCTCTTTGTCTTCATCACCACCACTGTTCCACAGACGGCGGTTGATCTCACCAACAGGGTCCTTCTCACCAAGAGTAGTCAAAGAGTTCTCGATGTACCAACCACCAGGACCTTGGAAGGCATGGGAGTATACTTTTGCCCAGGGCACCGTCTCCCCTTCAGGAGCGGGCAGGAAACGGATAACGGCATACCCGTTACCAGAAGCGTCAACCTCGGGCTTCCAGAAACGTTCGTCAACTTGCTTACCGCTAGCGGACTTTTCCAGTTCCTTTTGAAGGAACGAAAAATTGTTCTGGGATTTACGCTTCAGATCTGCGAAAGACATAGGATTTTTCCTCGGATTAGTTTGGATTTGGTTTGTGTGATGCCCTATCACTCAGTCATTATAACAGGGCACAGAGTCGGGCGTCAATCCTCTGTGCCACTTTCCAATTTGGTTCGCATGACGTGGATTTTATTAATCAGTTCGTCAAACATGGTCTCGATTGGTGTGCCTGGTGTAGCACCGAGCATGATAACACCCTGTTGCATTGTTTGCAACACAGACTGTGCCTCAGGGTCATCACTTAGTTTGATTCTATAATAGAACACCTTTTGTTTCTCCACAAGTTGTTCTAGTTTGTCAAAGTATTCTAACTTCCTCTCATCA